GGCGTATTCCATCTTGTCTATATCGCCAATACAGCCGATAGAATGAGCCTCGCCACCCTCGATATGCCTAGCGGTATATTGATTCGGAGCGTGAACGTGTCCGTGAACGCATTGCCCATACCGCTCAAAGTGCATCTTAGCTGGATTAACCCCGCTGTGGAAGCCGTGGATTAGCTTAACTCGGCTATCTGGTAATGTTAGATACGCTCCGACTCGGTAAGGAATCCAAGTGATTTTAAGCTGTTTAAACTTACGTATGGATGAATCAACCAAACCTTGGCAATGATCCCTCATAACGCCATTAGACTTGCTACTAGCCCATTCCCAAATTCTAGAATCGTGGTTTCCCAAAGTAAGTAGGTTCGGACGGAAAGTCTCCAGGTATCTAATCCCAGCTTGGTAATCTTCTGAGATGCTGCGAGTTTGATCGTTTAAACTTGCTCCTCCTCTAAGTGGTGCGAAATCCCATACGTCCCCTAAATCAACCCGAATATGTGGCTTCCATGTATCGCAGAATCCCATCAGTTTAGACAATGACTCATTGTGAATAAGCTCGCCGTGACTATCTGCGGCTACGATAAATTTCTTAAAGCTCATATTATTTTAATTTTAATGATTCGTAAGCTGGCCAAAAGACCTCATCGACACATCGAACGATTGGCTCTTGATCGTATTTTTCACTCCAACCCACCCCAGATATGAGGAGGGCGGCTTCCAACATTTCATGCCGTAAAGTGATAAGGATTTCTCTGTCCTTCTTAATCGTATTTGAAATCCAGATAGTTCTGCTTTCATGTTCGTATTGCCCAAATGCTTCCTCTAGCTTGCCAACTTTAATCTTAACACGTTGCCCCGCTATCTTGATGCTCGTAGGTAGTTTCATCTTATTATACGTTGATACATTGTTTGATTGCTTTTGCGTATGCTTCTGCAATTCCCTTTACGTTTATTCTGGAACAATCCAAAACCGATGACCCGAAGAATGGTTCAAGTATCAAAGCAGGGCAATGGGTAAGCTCTAGGAACTTGCCGCCACGATCCTTCTTGGTGATCGCCTTTACCCCACGCGATTTGATAGTCGGAAACTCTTTTGAAAACTCTGAATCAAACTTCTTAGCAATCCTTCCACCAATCAAGGATGTATGCCAGTAAAGCCATTCATGCCCAGTAGCTTCTGGTGATGCCGAGTTGAAATGCAGCTCAATAGCTAGAGATGCCTTAGCTTCCTTTACCTGCCTAGCTACATCAGCCATCGCTGACCCGTAGCCATTACCCTTGTAATCATCCAAGATAACCGATTTAATCCCATTTAAATCCAGCATATCTTGAAGTTGACTTGCGACCTTTAAATTAAAGTCGCGCTCATTGATCTTCAGCGTAGGACTATAAGCCCCGCCATCATAACGTCCGTTGATCTTGCGGCTATGTCCTATGCAAATTGCAATCATAATCTCCAATAAACGTAAGTTAATAGAGCTAATACCAATAAAGCTAGAATCTCTGGCATCACGGTATCGGTTTCGTCGTCATTAGGTTCAAGGTTCATTTCAGTATAACTGCGTCACGATACGATGCGTCTGAATGGAACTTTTGTCCACGCCCTTCTAATTGCCCTTCCTCAAACTGGTATATCTGGCCTAGCTTCAGGTGGATTGTCGGGGGGTCGTAAAGCGATGACTGCTCGTAGCTTTCTTTGTCTCCTAGCTTCAAGACGCTTAATCCGCAGTTTGGCAGAAGGACTACCATCATCAATGCAATCGTATATTTCATCTTCTAATGTGTCTAATTCTCGTTCTGCACCCGTCTGCACCCAGAGGATGTAGGCTTGTAGTGCGAGGGTTATGGTTTGTATTAAGCTCAATCCTTCTTAAAGGTATTGATTAGCCCGATTGCAGCGAGTCCAGCAGCAATGATGGCACTAGATTGTTCAGGGCTAACTGTAATGCCAAAAGCAGTTGCGATGGCAATGAGACCACGCCAAGTGGATTCTTGTTTTAGATATTCAATGATGATTTTCATTTGATTATTTGATTATACGTTTAATACGTAAAGCCCAATCTAACCTTTTCTAAAGGGTTGTCAAGACTATTTCCAAGGGGAAATTGTTTATTTCCTTTTTCTTGCGAAATTAAACAAGGTTATTAAGCCAACCAAGATACCAATTACCCCGCCAGTAATCCTAACCCCATACTCAAACTGCTCTTGGAAGGTGCTGATTACGCCTAGAAAAGACGCAACAGTTCCGATTGCTCCGTTGATTAGATTATAGAGGGGGGAATGTTCGTTCATGGCATTAAAGAATAGGATAAAAATTAAAAGGTCGATGCGTTAGGGTTGATAGAAATACTTTGCCAGCGTGTGTTCTTGTGTAAATAGGATAACTTCCAGTAGTCCAGTAATAAGGTAATCCACGGGATTCTTGGGCGTTGCGGATTCCGTCTAGGACTGCTTGGGCGGTTTGTATGTCTGTAATAAATCCGATCATATTAAGGTAGAGTTAAACCTGTGCAACCTTCAAATAGGTTTTTGAGATTAAGTGAATATGTTTCGTTTTGAGCATCCGTTAAAGATGTCCCCCAACCGTAAAGAGTAAGCCGTGATGTTGATATAATAATGGGACTAAAACTTGTTCCACTATCACCTGCTAAATTGTAGCCCATAGTAATCACTTCCCCTGTTGGGAATGTTCCAGCGGGGACGGCCACTGATTCTAAAGCTGTGTAGCCTGATGTAATTCGGCGTGATGTAAGCAACCTTGTTGCATCAACGCTTGTGCTGATAATACCTGTTGGCACTGCTGCTGGGGTAGAAGAGTTTGCACAATAACTTCTTTGTATTGCTGTTGCTGAGTTTCTTCGGATCGCAGTAAATCTTGAGTTTCCTAATCCCCAATAAGAACCTCCGTCAACCGATGCAATTTGAGAAATACCAATAACCGAACTAAAATTTGTTTTAGAAAGTCCAAGTGTTCCAAAATTACCACCTCTAAAATACCCCGTAACCCCATTGCTTTCAACGTATCCAGTTGCATGAGTAACCCCACCAACAAACGTGCCGCTAGTTAAGCTAATCATGTCAATAGCGTTGGCAGCAGCTACTCCCCAGATAGGAAAGTAAAGGCGTTTTAGACTGGTGTAGTAGCCTGTTGATTTAGCTGCTTTGTAGAACTTATTGATTTCGTTTTTCTGAGTAGCTGAAACGGTAGCACCTGCGGCAGTTACACTTGTAATATAGGCTTTAGCACTAGGGTCGATTCTTCCAGCACGATATTGACCCAATATATTTCCTAATGAATAGCTCATACTAATAACTCCAACGTGATTGCATATTTGCGTTTGTCTGAATACGGGTGGATACTAATGCACTAGAACGCATTTCGTCAATACGGATCAACTCATCTGTCAGCTTATCCATAGCCTCGGCATCCGCAATTTGTGATTTCTCCATCTGCCCCTCAGACCTAAGCCAATCAGAATATGTTCCGTGCGCCAGGTATTCAAACCACTCGTCAGGAATCGAAGAAGTTGTTCCATTTGTTCCGTCACCATAAACGCTGGTTGTTTGCTTCTTGTAGGTGGCATATGCCGAAGCACTATTCAAGTCACCATCAACAATCTTTGCTCCTGTAAAATCTACATAGAAGTCAAAGTTCTGTGCGCTGTCAGCAATGTATGGTGCAGACCTATGAATAATAACAAACGTATCTACGGAATCAAGCCCAGCCTGCGTCCAAGGCACATAGCCATTCGTCACGTCTCTTTCCTCGCCAACAACCAAGAATCTAGGCCAGAAGTTACTAGCACGGTAGGCTCTCTTAGCACGGCTATTCACCATTGCCTTAATCCTCGGAAGCTCAAGGTTTGCAAACTCAACTCCACAAAGTGATTTGATTAACGGCAGAAGATCGGTTGTATAGTCCTTAGTTTGCATATTGTGTTAATGGTTAAATCTCACGCATTGTAGAGATTTTGTTACTAGCCATAGTCGGCTCAAGTCTCTGGAAATCTTTAATGAAACCTCTGTCATTCCAACATTCAGTTCCATATTTTTGTGCCATTTGAAGATACTCCCGTTGCGGAATCTCGGCTAGATGGGTCATCTTAGCACCCTTACGCCTTCCTCTATCACGGTAATCTTTGGCAATTCGTGCAGCTTCAATTTCACGCTGCTTGGTGATGTCTTTCTTCAGTTGCTCACCCGTAATAATCTCACGGATAAGGGCGTGTGTCATTGCTTCTTCGCTAGGTTGAAGGATCATGGTTTGTAGAAAAAGTATAGGCAGCGAGAGGGATAGAACCTCTCGCTACCCAAGTTTTTTAGAAGTCGCCAGGAGCAATCACGCCCACAACAACAACCACTTTACCAGCGGTCAAGCTGGCAACAGTGCCGTTCCACTCAGCCAAGATAGGCGTTGCGGAAGAAGCGATGCCAACTGGTTTCCAGCCTGCAAGGTAGGTGGTAGTTCCTGCGCTTTGGACGCAAATGTCACCACTGTTGCAAACAGGAGTGCCACCATCGGCATCCCATGCGTCAATGAACTCATCTGGGTCGCCAGCAGTTGTGCCAACGTCCAGCGTGATGTCCGAAGCACCAGCAAGGGCTACTTCTTCATAAGCATAGGCAAATGCCACAGCACCACCAGCAGGGATAACCCCGATAGTTACTTGGTTTGAGCTGGTTGCGTTTGCTGCGATTTCTGCGAAGTCAGCAACATACACATAGGTGCGAAGGGCTGATTCGTTATTAACAAGTTTATATGCACTCATAGTATTATTTCTTATTTCTTATTAGGTTAATTAGTATGCGATTTTACCGTGTGCTTGTGGGGATTTGCAAACAAGCGTAAGTGCAGTTTTAACGAAGCCACGCTCACCTGCGCCTTGGTTCTCAAGAGCAACAGATTCAAGTGGAAGCAACGTGCCAATGCCAAGATACTTAGGATCAAGGACATAACCAATGTTGGTGGTAGCCGTTGGCATACAAGCAGGGTTGCCGTTGACCAGTTTGATAACACCGAAGTCGGTATCGAAGAGCGATACGCTAAGGGTGATCTTACGGGAAGTTGCATCCTCGTTGACGTTGTATGCAGTAGCGGTGGTTGTTCCTTCAGCACGGGTGAAGTTAGCGATAACTTTACGGAGTGACACGTTGGCAACCATCGTCAAGTTACCCATCTCACCAGTCTCGGCAAAGATGCTGCCAAGAAGGTCGTTAAGGGTAGCTTCGGTGAGCGTTGCAGTCTTGATCGAACCAGCAGGGGTGCGATAAGCAGCAGGCACATCGGAAGGGCCAGCGGAGTCAATCCAGTCACCAAGTCCACGGAGCTTGTATGGGTTCACACCATCTTCAGCTTGGCGGTCGTTTGCGGAAGCGATTGCTAACTCAATGTCGCGTTTGATTTCGCGAAGGGCTTTTGCTTTCGCTTGTGCAACGTCTGCTGGGCCAACGCTTGCGACTGCGTTTTGCAGGTCGGAAACAAGATAGTCCTTGCGGAAGATTTGGGTGTAGTTACCAAGGCGAGCGCGGTTAGCAAACTTGTTGCTGAAAGCGGTTACATCGGAAGTTTCGTTGACACCATCGGCGGAAGGTGCGTCAAGACCGTCAACAATCCATTCGTGAAGAACGCCACTTGCTTTTGCTTTCGAGCAAAGAGAAGTGATAGGAGTTTGTTCAGGCTCAAGCATGGTAAGCATCGAAGAAAGATCCTCGCGGTTTCCTTTATTCGATCCGACAGTGGAACTCGTGCTAGGCACGGTTGGTTGATATGTAGTGGAGATAGCCATAATTTTAGGTGTTTATAATTTCGATTTATCTGTATTTTTGAGCAGCAATCCAATCTTCAGCAGAACCACTTTGCTCAAACCGCTTCATTGCTTCGGCGTATTTACTTGTTTGTCCCTGCCCTTGCCGTGATGCTCCAGCTCCAACAGGGGAAGCGGGTGGTTTCACCTTCAACTTCTGTCCTGCGCCTTGCATTACTTTCTTTGCAGTTCCAAACTTCGACCGTGCGGCGTGAGCTAGGATGTATTCTATTTGAACCCCAAGTTCGGGTTGGCTTTCTTTAAGCTGCTTTACCAATGGGTCGTTCACAAGTTGACTATATGCCTTGCCAATTTCCGATTCCTCGTCATTGATCTCTGGCACTTCGGCTTTCGCTGCTTCCTGCCATTGATGGTTAGCTGTCTTATAGCTTTCCAACTTCTGCAAGTGGGCTGCTTGGGCGGGTAGATATTTAGCTATCGCGTCCCTAGCATTGCGATTTGCCAGCTTAATTTGTTTCTTGGTGAACTGTTGATCGCCAACTTCGATGATGTCATCTAGGCTGTAATCTTCATATTCCTCAAGTAACCTATCCGTAGTTTCCAAAGTCCCCTCAAAGGCTTCATACTTAGCTGATATTTCTTCAACGGTATTAAGTTCTCCAAATGGATTCTGCTCTTTCGGAATAACTTTTACCTGGGGCTTTGATCCGTTCTGCTCTAGCTGGGCTTGCAATGCTTTCTTCTGTGCGGTCAGTTCCCCGATACGCTCAAGAAGGCGGCTCTTGCCTTTCTTCGCTAGTGCTTGGATCTGCTCAGGTTCAAGGTTAAGCAGGTCGATTTCGTCAGTTGCTTCGGCTTCTTCCTCATCTTCGGTCGCTTCTTCGGCTTCTTCCAGTTCGCTAGTTTCTTCAAACTCTTGCTCTGGTTCTTCCTCAGAAACTTCTTCCGTTTCAGTATCGGCTTCTACTTCTTGTATGTTACCCTCGGTAAGCTGCCTAATTAGGGCATCTGAACTAAGGTTGTCTGATACACTGGAATTATCCTCCCCAGCGGTGGAGTCTTGGTTTGCTTTCATGTTTTTTTACACCAGTTTGCGCCTTGGCGATGGCGATGCAGAAACATAAGCAGATTACTAATGATTAGTCAAGAGCTAATGATTAGTGAAACACTAATGTAAAACAATCGTTTTATGAATAGACAAAACAAAGGGGCTGACCAGTTGGAAACCGATCAACCCCTCTGCCCAAACCACAAACAGAAAAGACACTAACTATTTGCAAAGAAAAGATACATCATTGCCTATTCGAGTCAAGCATCTTCAGTAATTCATCTG